GCGGTCGGCCATGCCGGCCTCCACGGCGATTGCACCAGTGGCGATGCCGCCCTGGCGGAAACGGTTGTTCACCTCTTCGCGTGGGATGCCGCGATTGCGGGCCACTTTGTCGAGGAACACGTTTGCCAATTCGTCGGTGCGGGTTTGAAGCTGGGCGCGTCCAGCTTCGGTATCCAGGTCTGGCCGCTTGTTGGGTGCGTTGCTGGAGACGATCTCGTAGGTTTTCTCGCCTGCTCGGTCGTCGCGTTTGCGAATGTTCAACACCACACCCACGCTGCCTAGCTGGGCGGTATCGTCTACCACCACCTCGTCAGCAGCGCTGGCAATCCAGTAGGCGGCGCTTGCACCCATGCCGCCGACATAGGCTTTGACGGGCTTCCTGGCACGGGCCTGAAAGATCATTTCTGATAGCTCGTTGATGCCTGTCGCTTCGCCGCCGGGGCTGTCCACATCTAGCACCAACGCTTTAACGCTGGGGTTATCGAGCGCTTCCTGAATATCAGTGGCAAGGCTGCCCGTAGACGTGGCGCCGCTGATCTCCGTCATCAGGTTGGCATGGCGGAAGATGGGTCCTGTTACCGGGATAACGGCCACCCCATCACGCACGGTGACATTGCGCGTGTTGTCTAGCGGGCGGCCTAGCTTGGCTTCCAGTGCCTGCACGTCGCCTTCACGCGCGGCCACCGCCATGACGGTATCCAGCGCTTCGGCGGTGATCAGCCAGGTGTGATTGGCCGCTAGCTCAAACGCGGTACGCGGCAGGGTCATGGTGTGTCTCCTGGTCTATTCGTCAGCAGTGCTGGCGGGTTCTTGTTCGTGCACTTTGCCGCCCACGTAGATGGGCACGCCCTCAGCGCGTTTGCGCTGGATCTCTCGGGCGCGGTCGCGGTGTACGTCTTCCCAGTCCTCGCCATGCAGCGCCATGGTTTCGATGTGCTCATTACTGGTGCCATTGGCGATACGCTCGGTGGCGGCTCTGGCGTCTATCTGCTCATTCAGCGAGCCCAGCGGCTCCCCGATCCATAACGCCCTGGTGTAAGCGCGCCGCTTGGCGGGGTCGCGGTACCCGGGCAGGTTGACGATGCCGCGCGCTACCAGCTCATCAATCACCAGCTCATAGGTGGGCTGGCAGAACTGAACCGTGAGGTGATGACGGCGCTGCTTGATGAATTTCCAGAGCTGGTTGAAGGCGGCGCGGGCAGCGGTGTAACTTGTCGAAAAGTGCATTAGCAGCACTTCGGAAGGCATTTCCAGGGTGGCGCCAATCTCTTTAACGATAGCGACAAAGAACGGGTCAAACTGTGCGTTGGGCCGGTTCGGGTTGATCGTGACGGGCTCGGCACCCTCTTCCAGATCCCACACGGCGCCCTCGCCTAGCGTGAGGCTGTCGCCTTCGCTGGTCTGCTCGCCTGAACTGGTGACCACAGGCCGGTCTGGCTTGTTGGGGTCGTCGCTGTCGTCGCTCCACATGGGGCCACCGGCTGACATATCTGGATCGTCAGTGGCGGTGTGCTTGATGGCCACGGTAAACATGGCGCTGATCACGGCAGCGGTAAGCTCAGCCTGTGAGAAACGCTCCAGCTTTTGCAGTGCTTCTAAAATGGGCGCCAAGTAAGGCACGCCACGCACTTGGCCAGGACGGCCTTTCTCATTCATCAGATGCAGAATGCGGCGGCGGCCGGTTTGCGCTCCGAAAATGGGATACCAGTCCCACTCTTGCGATGTGGTGTAGTCGCTGGGGTAGCCACTACATACGCGCACATGCGTGGGCTTGCCGAGCCGATCAACACGAACACCATCACTTTCCGTGGGCGTATCCGTCAGCGGGTTGCCCACGCGTTCGGCTTCAATCAGCTGCAGCTTGGTACCAAACAGGCAGCCTGGGCGCTGATCGTCTGGTGTCATGGCGAGCACGTCACCGCTGACGAGTGCGCTGATAAACGCCAGCCGTTGGAGCATGTAAAAATCCAGCCCGGCCTCTACATCGCATTCATTAGGGTCTTCTGCCCACAACCGAAACCCACGCGCCAGCTCATCGTTCAGCTTATCTGCGGCGTCGTCATTCAGTCCTAGCGCCTCACCGTCGACGTTGGGGCGAACGGTTAGCCCCATGCCCACCACGTTAGTGGCAGCCCGGGTGACAGCCGCGCGCGCCAGCATGTGGTTTCGGTAGGCATCGCGTGTACGGCTAATCAGCATTTCCCGCTCACCTGTCGGCGTATCTTGGCGAGGACTGCCTAACCCAGGTAGCCAGCTGAGCATGGAACGGATCATGCGGCTTGCGCCACGGTGGCGGGTTTCGCTACCGCTATTGGCCCGCGTGCGGCCTTGTGCGCTCGCCAAGCGTTCAAACTCTTGGCGCATCACCTGTTCGCGCTTTTGCTCGGCTGTATCGCCCTTTAAGCGGCCAAATAGCTTCATGTTTAAAACCCAATGTAGCGAATGCGGTTACGACCACCTGAGGCGGTAGCGGCTCTCTCTTTGGCGGCTAGCCGTTCGAAGCGCTCTTCCATCTTGTACAGCGTGGGCAGGTCTGCCCGGGTGTAAGAGCGATCCCCAAAGCGCCATGACTGCGAGCCGCTCAGGATCTTGTCGATAGCCGTACGCACTTTGGTGAGGCGCTCGGTATAGGTTTCCATGGTCATAAGCTGCTCTTAGTGGCCACGCGGGAGCGCTTGCGTTTAGTTCGTGGCGCCAGCGTGGCGGGGTCGTTAAGGTCTAGGCCAAAGCGCTGCTGGCAAATTCGGAGCGCGGCAAGGGCGTACACGAAACAGTCGAGCGCTTCGTTACGGCGGCCGCCTGCATCCCAGCGGTAAATGCGCCGGCCCTTTTCGATTTTGGCCACTTTGATTTCAGCCGTTAGCTGCTTGATCTCGTCTTCATCACAGATGAGATCGCTTGAGGGCAAATGCACGCAGCCGGGCACGGCCATGCCGGGTTGGGGCTGCAGCTTCAGGCGGTTGTAAATGGTTTCTTTGGCGTTATCGGTGCCCACTTCAGTCAGGAAAACGCCCTTAGAGGTTTTTTTGCGCGGCATGTTGGCAATCGGCTTGCCGTACTTATTGGCACCCTTGATGGGAATCACCCAGTACGGCCCTTGCTGCTTACTCATGGCGTACACTTCATCGGTGTAGTGGCCACCCGAGTCCCAGCACCAGCGCATCACGGGCATCCAGTTGCCATCGGTGCGCTGGTAACCTTGGTGCAGCTTGTGGGCGACTTTACGCTTGAGCTCGGGGCCTGCTGGGTCGCCATAGATGATCCAGCGGTCTATCAGCCAGCACTCTTCATCTTTGCCCCAGCCCCATACGCGGCCTTCGTAGCGATCATCCTGGGTATCAATACCACCGGTGAGCGCCACCACCCTGTCGGGCACTTGCGGGTAAACTTCCCGTCTGCCGTAGATGGCTTCCCATTCCAGCTTCTCGCCTAGCTCGTCTTCCCAGGTTTCGCCTAGCGTGGTGTTGACGAACGTTTTTAGCTTGGAGGGCGACCCTTTGGCCTTGAGGAAGTCGCGCACAATGCGCTCCCAGGTGGTAAAGGGGCTTAGCACTGTCCAGAGGTAAAACGTGATGCTGTCCGGCGTTGGGATCGGCTCATGTAATGCGCTAAACCAGTCGATGCCGTCTCGGGTCCATATCCCCGTTTCAGAGCAGACCCAAACGCCATCTTTAATGCTGTGCTCTCGGCTTTCATCCTGCAGCTCATGCTGCTTGATCATGCAGCCATTGTGCTCGCAGAGGTAGAACGCGGTTTCCGGCTTGCCTTCATCCCACTTGATGCCAAAGCCTGCATCCTGCCCGCCCCACTTGAGTATTTGTTCCTCCCCGCAGTGCGGGCACGGCACATGAAAGTTGAGCTTGTGTGGTGACTCTTCGGCAGCGGCTTCAATTTGGCACTGGCCGCGCACCTTGGGCGTGGAGCCACGAATCGACTTAGGGAAGGTGGAGCCTTCTAGGCGCTTATCCCCCAATGTGGTGGGCGAACCCTCTTTCTCGATGTCTTCATCAAAGGCGGCTAGCTCGTCATAAATCACCACGTCTACCGACTTTTCACGGTAGTTCCGCGCTGCTTTACCACCGTGCACGAACACTTGCTTGCCGTTAGCAAAGCGCTTGGCGCTAAGGGTGTTGTCCCGGTGTTTCATGCCATGCCAGGGCGCTAGGTCCAGTACCACCGGCACGTCTCGCACCATCGTTTCTAGGTGCGTTTTCATGAACGATTCAGCATCAGTATCGGTAGGGCTGAACGTCAGGATGTTGCGCTTTTTGTGCTCGAGCAGGTAACCGGCGGCGGCAAGCAGCATCTTGGTATAACCAAGGCGCGCTGATTTGACCACGTTAACGGTGCGGATCTCGTCGTTGCCCATCGCATTGAGGATGCCGGTCTGAAAGGGCAGCGTGGTCCAGCGCCCTTCGTGATAGCTCGACTCAGACGATAGATAGAAATTTTGGTCTGCCCACTCCACCGCTGTCAGTGGCTCAGGCCGATACAGCGCCAATAGGCCTTGGCGTACCGAGCGCCGCCACTCTTTAAGCTGTTGTGTCGAAACTATCGCAGTAGTCATCCAGCAGCTCCGGCAACATATTATCGAGCCCGCTGGCTTGGTTACGGGCGCGTGCTAGCTCCCGCATCAGAGTGTCTAGGTGTCGAGTCTCTAGGTCTGGGTGCTTGCGCTTCATGGTGAGCGGCAAGGTGTCGAGGATGGCAGCGATCTCTGCCGCGACCTTGGATAGAGTGAAAATGGCGAACTCACTAGGCACTACCTTGCGCGCTGCCAATTCGTTCTTCTGCTGCTGGCCAATGCGGCGCTCTTTTGTTAGCAGGTACTCTTCTTGCTCGCGCTTGTGCTCAAGCAAGGGGTCGTAATCAATACCGTCATCCGGTTGCGATGATTGTTGTTTCGCTTCCACTTCCGCCAGCTTCGAATCCAATACTGAGCGGCAGTCGAAATAGACGCTTCTGCCTATCTTCGCAACGGGTTTAATTCCCCACTTATCAAAGGCTTGAACACTAATCCCTAGGCTTGCCGCCATCTGGCTTTTGTTCAGCCAGTAGGGCTCGGGCGATGGCTGTCTGCTGGCTGACATCTAAACAACAACCTCGCCTTAGAAAATTCTCATAAATAGCCGAATTCTGCGGCTATGTTCCCCCGTACTCTGCATGCGCCTGCCCAGGAGGACCCGCCGTTTTTTTTGCACCTGCTTGGTGCGCTACTTCTCGTCACCCCCGCCAGCCATAATCTCCACCACCGCCGTCCGGTCCGCATTGAACCGGCGGCGGAGCGCCTCATACTCAGCCAACAGCAGCAAAAGGCCACGATTACTATTGAGGATCAGCGTTGGCGCGGGTAGCTCACTGGTTAGGTGTGCGGGTACCGTTGGGCCGTAGCACTGCGTCTCCATCGGCTGAACGTTGGAGCTCGCGCACCCAGTCAGTGATAACGCTAGGCCTATCGCTATTGAGCCAATCACGCGCTTCAGCATCAGTCTCTCCCAATCGTTCGAGCGCCTGAGTGCTGGCGCGCATGTCGTCGGCAATGGTGGTTAGCGTGCGGTCGCGCTCTGCCATGGCAGCGTTGAGCGTTTGGATCTGCTGGCGCTGGAACTGCTGGTGGCGCTTGAGTATCTCTGCGCGGTCGTTCGCATGCTCGGCCTGCATCTCTGCACGGTCGCGCTCAGCTGCCACCCGCTGCGTGTACTGATACTGGAATGCAGAAAGACCTATCAGCACTGCTAACAGCCAGGGCGTGACACCACCCAGCAAGCGGCCAATCATTTTAGCCACCTGCCGATGATCTTCTCGTATAGCGCGTCGATGCGGTCACGCACCCACTCAACGCCTAAGAACGCGATAGCTGCGCCTATAGCGATTGCCATATCTTGCGGCATGCCCAGGTACGCAAGCAGCGGCATTAACGCCAACGTAAGAAACCCGCACAGCACCGCTTCCAACAAACTCTTCATGGGTCGGCCTCCCGCGTGGATGGCGCGCACCAGAGCAATCAGCATTGCCAGACCCGCCGCGTAGATCTGAGGCCACAGGCTCAGCACTACGTTTAGCAGTGCCTGCCAGTTGTTAGGGTCTCGGTTAGGCATTGCGTCAGGCTCTTTGATTAAGTGCATGTTGGCCACCTCAGTAGCCGTTGAGTGTTAAGCGCTTCGGCGCTTAAGCATCGCGCGCTCATACCATGTCTGATCTGCATCACACAGCACCCCTTTGGAGCGCTTGAACTCAAGCAGCAAACGCTCTAGCGAGTATTCATGCTGGCCATAACCCGCCCCTGGCAGAGACGCCCAGATATTTCGGCAACGGTGGATGGCATCAGCAATGCGCCCTTGCTGAATCAGCGGCAGCGCCTTCTGTTCGCGTATCTGCTGAATGGCGTAACGATCCTGATTGAGCGGACCAAAATCACCCAGGCTCATGGTGCGGCGGTAATGATCCCAGTAGCGGCTCAGAATCTGATAGCGCCCGGCGGCGGTGGAGCTCAACCCCTTCCGGATCTGCACCAGGC